CCACTTGATCATCGGGTTCGACTTCTCGATGGCCCAGTCCCCGGTCGCTCCCGCCTCGGCCGCCAGGTCGGCCAGGTCGTCGGCCTTCACGAGGCGGGCCGAGTTGATCAGGAACGTGGACTGCCCGGGCTTGTCCAGGACCATCGTCTCCATGGGTGCTCCTCAGGCGGTGTACGGGTCGGCGGTGACCTCGGCGGCGTCACGGTTGATCGAGAGCGGGTGGTCGCCGGCGATGCCGGAGCTCACCACGTCGCGCCACTGCTGCTGCACGACGCGCTCCTCGAGGGTCAGGCTGTGGTCGGCGTCGGCGTCGTACGCCGGCGGGGTGACCGTGATCTGCTGCAGCGGGTTCGGGCCGTTCTGGACGGGCGTCGGAAAGTCCATGTCAGGCCCCCGTGGTCGACTGGGCGACCGGCTCGTAGACGGTCTTGCGGACGACCTCGACCGGCTCCCCGAGGGTGACCACGCCGTCGACGAGCGAGTAGGACGACTTGAACAGCGTCTGGCGCTCCCGGTTGCTGCCGCTCTCGCTCAGCTCGAAGACCACCCAGTCCGTCGAGAGGTCGCGCACCCAGGCGTAGCGGTACGAGACCGGCGGCACGGCGGTGCGGTCGCCGTCGCGGTTGTACTTCTCGCGCACCGCGTCACGGACGAGCTCCTCGATGTCGGAGAACGTGTGCACCGCGTCGGCGTGATCGGCCATCCGCACGAAGTCCAGGAACGTGCGGCTGCACTCCGGGTCGTGGCACATGATCAGGTCACCGCAGGCGAGGTCCATCGCGATGTCCTCGGCGGCCGTGGCGGTCTTCGGGGCCCGATTCTTGGCCTTGCCCGTGAACGGCACCTTCGCGGCGCGCTTCGCGGCGCCCTTCACGTTGGCGTAGAGCGCGTTGAGGTAGTCCACCGCCGCCGGCCTGCTGTCGAAGGTCGCCTTGGTCTCGCCGGCGTTGTTCTTGACGACGAACTTCTTGCCGGCGGGGACGATCTTGTACGGCGCGTTCGCCCCGGAGGGCATCTTCTTCGCTGCTGCGTCCATGCTCATGACTTCGGTCCTCCTGGGGGTCAGATGTGCTTCGGTCAGGACTTGGCGGTTCGGCCGCCGGATCCGCGCGGGTTGCGCGGCTGGGTCTCCGCGACTCCAGACGGCCGTCCACCTTCGGTGCGCGGCTGGCCGGACGGGCCGACGTTCGAGCCCTGCTGGGGCGGCTGGCCGCCCGACTGGCCGGGCGGGAGCTGCCCCGGCTGCTGTGGGGCGCCGTACGGGTTGGCGTTCGGCGAGGAGAACGGGGTCTGCGACTCGAACACCCGGTCGTAGTCCGCGCGCTCCCGGGCCCGGCGCAGCACCTCGACGTCCTGGTCGAAGTCCAGCTCCTCGAGCGTGGTCTCGCGGGAGATGTCGCCCCGGTCGCGCAGCTTGAGCACCTGGCCCAGGATGTCGGCCGAGAGGTCGAGGGTGATCTTCTTCGGGGAGAACACCAGGCTGGGGAACTCGTCGAAGCCGGGCACGCCCTCGTTCTTGCGCATGATCGCCCGGAAGATCTCCTTCTCGATCGTGCGCACGATCATGTGCCGGCGGTTCTGCAGGCCGTTGGCGATGACCCGGGACATCTCCGAGACGCCGGTGCCAGAGCTGTTGCCGCCCTGGGTGACCGGGCTGTAGGTGTTCAGCGCCTTGAAGACGAGCCGCTGGTCGAGCAGCTGGTGCCGGGAGTCCTGGAGCACGTGGTCGATGGGCGGGGCCACGATGCTGACGTTGAGGCGGTGGTCGCCGACGAGCACGGGGAGTCGGGCGATGACGCGGGCCTGCTCCTGCAGGTTCGCGATCTCGCTGGCCTTGGCCGGCAGCTTGTCGGAGCCCTTGGTGATCACCACGATGAAGTTCGTGTTGCCGATCAGGGCCGCCCGGTCGGACGCGCGCAGGTGCGCCTTCATCTCCAGGATCTCGAGCACGGGCTTGAGGCGCACCGGGGCGAAGCGCTCGTAGTCGGCCTTCGTCAGCGTGTGCCGGAACACCGCGTCGGGCTTCATCAGCCACAGCCGGCCCGGGTCCACGCCGAGCTCCTGCAGTGCGGCGGCGTCACCCTGTGTCGGGGTGTACTTGCTCTCGATCAGCTGCAGCACCGTGCCGTCCACCACGTCGCCGCGCATGACGTTGGCGAACGCCTCCTCCTCACCCCGAGTGGCCACGTAGGCGAACCGCTGGCGGCCGAACATCAGGGTGCCGACCGGGACGATCTTCGTCGGGTCGAAGACGGTCATCTGCGTGGGCACGCGCAGGGGGAACTTCTTCTTCCGGGCGCGGTTGCCGCGCCGGCTCGGCTTGTCCGGCTCGGGGATCTCCGGAGGCTCGACGTAGCCCGGCGTGCGCGAGTAGGTGTCGATGTAGCGCTGGCGGGTCTTGACGCGCTCCTCGTAGTCGCGCTCCTCGCGCTTGGCCTCCATCTCCTCGATGGTCGCCTGGATCGGGTCGTCCTCGACCTGGTAGACGACGTTCTCCCACCACATGCCGACGTAGACCTGGCTGACCTTGAACAGCTCGCGCTGCACCTTGCGCAGGAACTCGTCGAGGTTGACCTCGGCAGCCCACTGGTTCCAGATGCTCTGCTGGTCGGTGTCGAAGAGCTCGAAGCGGTTCTTCTGGAACATCAGGCCCTCAACGACGTCGGCGAGGCCGGAGAGGATGTCGTCGTTCTCGACTGCCCAGGCGCACATGCTCATCTGCGCGAAGATGTGCTGCGCGCCGTCCCAGCGCCGACGGTTGAAGACGTCGATGCTCTGCTGCTGGGTGATGCCCGAGAGGCCCTGGTTCCACTTCTCGATGACCGAGGCGATGTCCCGGTTGGCCCGGATGCGCCCCATGGTGTCCAGGTCGAGGCGCTCGCCGGTCTCGTCGACGTAGTGCACGCTCGGCGTCGAGGTGCCGCTATTCACGCGGCCGTACGTCTCGTCACCGAAGTCGCCGTATGCGTCGGCGCCGTCCATCGGGTCGAACGGCTCGGGAGCGTAGGTCTGGTCGGCGTCGTAGCCGGCCTGCTCGATGAGTCGGCGCAGGTTGACCTCGGTCGTCATCGCTCGGTCTCCTTCAGGAAGATGCCGCACTCGGTGGAGTGGTGCCCGGCTCGGCGGGTGATCGGGCACAGGTAGAGACCGCAGGTGCAGCCGCTGACGAGGGCATGAGCGCAGACGCACGGACGCTGGGCGCAGCTGCCCATGATCCGGGCCCACGTGGGGTCACTGTCGTGGTGCTCGCCGTGGACGGTCTGGGTCGGGCAGACCTTCGGCCAGTTTTGGACGAACGCCTGGAAGTCCATGCCGCAGTGCGGGCAGGGCTGGCCGACGACGATCGCCTCCGCCGGCGTGCACGGGCACGCCCAGGACTGTTCGTGCTCGACGCTCATCGCTCTCCGCTCTCGATCTTCCAGTCCAGCTCGCGCACCGAGTGCAGCCGGCTGCCATGCGCCCACTGCTTGGCCAGCTCCTCGATGACCGGCTCGAGCTCCCGGGTCCTGAGGTCGCGGGCCGGGCGGTACCAGTCCTCGATGCGCAGGCACTGCACCCGGACCCAGCTCAGGCGCGCGGAGTGGCTCGACGCCATGCGCATGATCTCGTCGGGCTCGCGGTTGAGGAACGTCGCCATGTCCTTGAAGGCGTCGTCGATCTCCTTGCGGATCGAGTCGATCGAGCCACCCATCTCGGGGATCAGCTGACTCGTGTCCACCGCGCCGACAGGCCGAGGACCCCCCTGACTTGCCGTCTGGGAGGTCGCCGTAACCGTGCGCTGCGTAGCCATATGCCCCTCTTATCGGTCGGAGATGCCCTGCAGATGCAATCTTCGAGGGATTTCCGAACATTCGTAGACAGGCGCGCCGATGTTCGGCTACGGTCCTCTTCGTCGCTGGCGCAGCGCGGACTTCGGGTCTGTAGCTCCCGGCGGCACCCCAAGACCTTGGCCGCCCGAGACGGCCCGGGGGCGCAACGGCCCCGCACCCCCCACAGGTGCGGGGCCGTTGTCGCGTCAGGCCGTGAGGAACATGTCGTAGACCGGCTCCTCGACCGTCACCTGCTTCATGGCGTCGATCTCGCGCTGCAGGTAGCCCAGGATCGCCATGCGCGCGGCGTCGAGCGCGTGGAACTTGCCCAGGTTGAACTTCTTCTTGCCGTAGGCGTCGGTGTTCGACTTCGACAGCGTGTAGGTCTGGCCCTGGAACTCCCGGATCATGTCCATGTCCCAAGGCAGCTTGATGCGGGACTGGTCGACGAGCGCGCGGAGCATGTCCGAGCTGTACTCGAGGACGTTGGCCTTGATCTCGATGAGGTCCTCGGGGTCGTAGACCGCCTCGTCGGGCTCCTCGTAACCGATGACGATCTTCTCGGAGAAGTTGTAGGGGCGCATCGCGGCCTTCATGCCAGGCGGCGCGGTGTCCCCGTGCATGATCTCCTGGTAGATCGGCAGGCCGAGGCCCGTGCGGTCCATCGCGATCGCCTGCGGCCGGTAGACGTCCCAGATCTTCTCCAGGACCCGGCGCTGATCCGGGGAGGAGATCCGCTCGAGGTGGACGCGGGCGATGCACTTCAGACGGGCGTTCGGAATGTCCGTCTTGGCGCCGCCGGCCTTCGACTGCGGGTACTCCTCGGCCCAGATCAGGATCTCCGAGGGATGGTTGGTCAGACCGACGTCCATGCCGACCCAGAAGCGCGTGTACGCCTGGTGCATGGTCGGGAACTGCAGCAGCTCCTCGATCGGCATCCCGGAGTCGCGCAGGCCGTCGTCGTTGATCCGGATGTGGGTGTACTCGGCGGAGTTGTACTGGCTGGTGACGTCCTGGTCGACGCAGGCCATCAGGCGCGTGAGCACGAACAGCGCGGACTGGGCGTCGCCGTGCAGGCCCAGGATGTTGCGGCGGTAGTCCGGGTGGTCGCGCGAGCCGTACAGCTCGGCCTTGGCCGCGCGCTCCTCCGGGCCCCAGTCGGGGCGGTGCATCGCGGTGATCCGGTGCACCTTCCAGCCCGACTCGGGCATCGTCTGCTTGTAGTAGCGGTCGCGGACGCCTCGGGACACGCCGTGGGTCCGCCAGGTGGCGTCCTCCTCGCCGTACTTCAGCGTCTCGCCGAGCTCCACCCAGCCGGGCTCCGGGTAGTCCTGCCCCTCGTCCATCTCGAGCTTCTTGGGGTGCATGCCCTTGACGCCCTTGCCGTCCTTCTGCGGGATGCGGCCGACGATGCGGGAGTTGTTGCGGAACTTCGCCTCGAAGGGGCGGTGGGTGATGCCGGAGGACTGGCCGCGCTTCTGCAGGAACTCGCGGCTCATCCGGATGCTCATGATCCGGTCCTCGACGAGCTTGGTCACCGGGTCGAGGTGGATGAGCTCGGGCGCGGTGAGGAGCATCTCCTCACCGGGGTTGGTGAAGGGGAACGCCCAGCTGCGCATCTGCATGCCGACGGACTTGCCGATGGCTCGCGCGCACTGGTCGATCTGGAACTTCGACTGGTCGCGGTACCAGGCGTACTGGTAGTCGTAGCAGCGGAAGATGAAGTCCTTGGACGTCTCGTCGGTCCAGGTGAACTCGGCCTGGTCGATGCCCGACTGGTCCTGGAGGATCGCGTAGAGGTAGCGCTCCTCCTCGGTGAGGTCGGCGAGGGCGCTCACGTGAGGCCCAGCCTCTCGCGCTCGGCGTTGTACCACTCGAAGGTGCGCTCGGCCTCGGCCTTCGCTGCCCGGCCGATGTTCGGCGGCTGCTTGCGCTCACCCA